GGCTTGGCGGTTGGATGCAGATGCTTCTGGTTTATCACCTAGGTTAGAGAAGCAGTCAGGTGCACTACCCTTAGCGTCGGGGTCATAGTCGCTGGCATAGAAGCTACGGCTAGGCTTTTCCAACATAGCAAGGATGATGGCGTTGAACTCACCACGGATGGCTTTGCCGACCTGCTCACCATTTACGATACGCTTGAACGTGCCGTTGGTGTTGGTGGCGATGCGGTTATAACCGCCCATGCTTGAAGCAATCTGCGCACCCAGTTTCGATGGTGGCAGCGCCGAAGCAGCAACGGCGTTAGGGTTTTTGAAGATAGTCAAATTAGTCATTGTTTCTCTCACTTAGTTGTAGGTTTACGAACCGAAAGCACATACTTGGTATCTGCATTGAGGCCGACGGGTAGGACATCGGGGTTCTCCTCTAGGTAAGTACGCATGTTGCCGTTGTGGATGCGCTGTTCGAGAAGGTGCATGACATCATGCTCCTTGAGGAATTTGTACATGGACTCCCAATCGCTCGTCCAGTAGCGGGTCGCAGCGCGCCTTGTTATCGTGCCTTCCTTAGTGCGGAGGCTATCGACGTTCTGGGTGTTGCATACTTCAAGCAGCTTGGTACTAATCATGTCCATCTGCTCTTTAAGCTCTGCTATCTCGGCTTTGTGGGTATCTTCCTTCTCTTGCACGGCATCGCGTATCTTGCGGTAGACACGTACAAGCTTGTCTACGGGTAAGTCTTCCATTCTTTTGCTCCTTCTTGGTTGTGGTGCCTTGGTTATTGTTAGCTACCACGGGTCTTTGACATTGTCAAATCTTATATTTCCATAACTTCCCTATACAAGTCAATCAGTTTTTCGTGGTTGGCGATATTATTTTTGAGCATGCTGTACAGCCGCTCTTCCACTGGACTGCCTTTGATGTGCACGATGGTCATGGCGTTCTTCTGGCCGGGACGGTCGATACGTGCGTTAGCTTGCAGGTAAGTTTCCACGCTGGTTACCGGCGCATACCAGATGATAGTATCTGCCTCCGTGAGCGTAAGACCGTGCGATGCAGCCTGTGGCTGGATGATAAGCACGTGTGGGTCTTTGCCTGTCTGGAACCGCTCGATAATCTCGCTGCGCTTATTCAGCGACACTTTGCCGTTGATGACGCCGCACGATATGCCTTCCTTCTCCAGCCTAGCACGAAGTATCTCAATAGTGTGCGTGAACGGCACGAAGACTAGCACCTTGTTGCTGGCTTCTTCTATGACTTCGAGTACGACGTTAATGCGGTTAGACACATCGAACTCCAGCACCTCGCCAGTATCCGTGTAGACCGCACCTCCGCTTATCTGCAGTAGCTTGTTTATCTGCGTAGCCGCGTTGACCGCGCTGACTTCCTCGCCGCCTGTCTCAATCAGCATCTGCTCCTTGAGCATCTTATAGTACTTGTTCTGCTGCGTCGTTAGCGGAGCATCCCGTGATGTGTGGGTCACTTCGGGTAAGTCAAGACAATCTTTCTTCTCGAACCGAATAGCTGGCTGCAGCATGTTATGCACATACTCGGATGCGTGAGGCTTAGGTGCCCATTTGAACTGCGTGACCTTGTGCATGACTGCGGCACGGAAATCACCAAAGTACCTAGGGCAACCCTCTGGGTTAACCAGCTTGGCCAGTCCATATGCGTCTACCGGAGACTGCGCAGCGGGCGTACCCGTCATCATCCAAAGCCGTGGGTCTGTGGCCTTCACAATCTGGCTGAAAATCTTCCAGCGGTTGGTCTGCACGTTCTTATATGCGTTCGCCTCGTCCACCACGATAAGGTCAAAGCCACCTGCAATTATCTCGTCCTTCACGATAGCAAGACCGTCGAAGTTGATGATGACGAACTCTGCCCCTGCTGCGATAATCTTCTTACGCTGCGGCGCTGCACCATGCGCAACGCTGCACGAGCGGTGCATAGCAAAGGTGAAAAGGTCGCGCTGCCAAGCCGACTTCATAATCGACAACGGGCATAGCACCAGTACGCGGTTAACCTTGCCCTTCTTCATCAGATAGTCAGCCGTCCAGATGACGCTAGCCGTCTTACCTGTGCCCTGCTCGTTGAAGCAGAATGCGCGTCTGCGGAGTGACAGGAACGAAGCTGTCTCTTTCTGGTGGTCGAACGGCGAGTACTTACCCGTCCAGTTATAGTCGCGCAATATAGGGGACGGCACGCCGTCGAACCCAAGCTGGGCTAGCTTCGTAGCCTCGTGTAGCCCCCAGTGTACAGCTACGGCTCCGCCCTCGACTGGGGCACTCTTCGCAATGTAATCCGGTATAGTATGTGCGTTCGGCGCTGTAACTAGCAGCGCCTTGTTATCAATTATCTGCACGAGTGCTCCTTCGTGGTTACTTCTTACGTTCCCGTTTGCTGCGCTCCGACACGAGGTTACCCTTCTTATCACGGAGGAACGACCGGTTGGTGGTCTTACTTTCTACGCGCAGCCCTGTCTTGTTAGTGCCGCCTTTGTCAAATGCTTTTACGTGGGCAACGTCTTTTCCATCGCCCTTGTGAACCTTACCGGCCTTCATCATCTTGGCACGGGCCGCATTGCGCGCAGCGCGGTTCTTCTTCTGCTCCGCTGTGCCTTGGTACTTGTCGTACTCCGCCCTGTAATTCCGTGCCATCAATGCCTCCGTGGTTTCCAATGCTCGCAGCTTTTAACTGGGCACCAACCACACAACGGGCTGGTCTTTGCGTTCCATACACCATTATCCATGCTGGCCTCAAGCTGTTCTAGCTGATTATCAAACACAGATAGGTACGTATCCAAGTGCTCACGGGTGTGCGTCTTCTTCGGAAACTCGTTCGACACCACAAACGCCAGCCCCGACTTAACCTTAGTTATCTCTGGGTAGTGCACGAACACCGCGCCAGCCATCAGGTCCAGCTGCTTCATGTCCGCATACTTGGCGTTCTTGCCTGTCTTATAGTCAATCATGTGGGCAGTTGTCTTGTTCGTGATAAGCAAATCGACGATGCCGCGCCACCATACGTCCTTATCGAAGAAGCCGCATGGCTCGTAGCCAGTATCCGTCTTCCTGACGCCTAGCTTCAACTCGGTGTGTTTCTCGCCCGGAACCTTAGCCAGCACTTCCACCACGGGCCGCATGATGCTGAACTTCTCTGGTATAGGAGTGCCGTGCTTGATATAATGCTCGGCTGCTTCGTGCGCGTCGGTCCCATAGATAGCTGCTTCGCCGGGGTCGTCCTTTACGTCCTTAATCACCTTTAGGTGAAAGTACTTCTTCGGACACTGGTCGAAGGTCTTGATGCTACTATAGGACCACGCTACCACTGTTATACTCCTGTTAGCTCACGCACGGCACGTCGCACGTCCCTTGCTCTATTCATAACGGCTCTATGGTCACTAGCAGATGTAGACATAACGACAAGCCGCTCTGTGCCGCCTTTACGCAGTCGCACCTTTATGTGCTTAGACGTAGGGGTGAAGTCAAACTCCACCCCCGTGCCTGCCGTGTCCCGCTCAATGGCCGTAATCATATCACGGTAACGACGTTCACTCACCGGACTGTACCTTGCAAACGGTCAGCAACAAGCTGCGCATATCCTGCGATATCCACCCAGCTATCTACGTGGTCAGGGTTACCGTTAAGGATACGCCCAATCTTGCTGAATATCATGTCGAGTGCTTCGGCTTGGTCGGTAGCAAAAGTCTTACCTTGTTCGCCAGCCGCAGTGTGAGCCACATGCTTCAGCCGCTGGGCAATCCTTGCCTGAGTAGCAAACGACCCATAGTTACCCGCACGTTCGTTGAGGATTGCGTCTACGCCAGCGGCTTTCACCTCGACTTCGGGTTCATGTTTCGGCTCACACTCGTTGGTGCATGGCATGCCAAGCGTATCTTCTACCGCTGCCTTCAGGTCCCTCTGCAGCTTCCATGCGTAGTTGTAGCTCACCCCGATACGGTCCTTGACTTCCTTGGGGGTCATACCCTTCTTCAGCAGTTTGATGATTGCTGTTGCTTTATCTGTCTTAGTCATTTTCATATGCTCCTTCATTTAAGATTGCCGCCGCTCTTCAGGATGTCACCACCAAACACATACGTGCCTACATGATGTAACTTGATGAACGGGTGGGCGTGTATTTTGCCACCGTGATTACGCCACAGTTCGCAAAAATGGTAATCTTCGCTTAGCAACGCGCCTGTGGCGTCTATGCTGGTAGCGAAAAATTCGTGGGTCAAAGGCTTCTCGTATTCGCCTTTGTCGTTTTTAAACGACGATGTACGGTAGGTTGGCACGTGCGGTAGCAACTGCTCGAATACCCTCCGCTTGATTAGCATGAAGCCTGTACCGCCATGGCGGACTTCGATGCAACCTGTCTCGTCTGTGTGCACGTCACCAGTGCCTACCATGTTAAACACAAAGGCTCCGGCATGGTCCGCAAGGTCCGTCTTGCCTGCAACGGCAGCGCGGTTGACGCTATCCCAGTTCACTTCCTTCTTAGGGTAGATACCGCATGCGATGTCCTTGTCGGCCAGAAGCAGGTGCGCGATGGCCTCCCCGTCGAAGCCGATGTCAGCGTCGATGAACATGAGGTAGTCATGGTCACTCTCAAGGAACACCCGTGCTAAGTCGTTACGTGCCCGTGTGATAAGGCTCTCATTCATAATCTGGCACCATGCTACGTTGACGCCAACCTCGCGCATCTTAGCCATGGTCATAAGCAGACCTTGCACATAGTGTCCCGTGCACATGCCCCCGTACATGGGGGTGGCAATCATGAGGCTTGGGCGTTTTTCTTCAGTCATTATTTACCTCCACGGAAACGGCCACGCTCGTCGCGGTCAGTTAGTTTATGTAGTTCGGCATTGAGCAGTTCGTTCTCACGCTTGAGCGAAAGGACCTTCCCGTCCGCGCTGCCCTTACCAAACATGTAGCTAAAGTAGACCAGCACAAATATCGCCATTGCTCCTAAAAATTCCCAAGTTATTTCCATTTCTACTTTCCTTTCTTTAGTGCGTTCATGATTTTGTCGTAGGGACTGGGTTTGGGTGTAGCCGCAGTGGGGGTCCCCATGACGCCACCACCACCGCCACCACCGCCACCACTGCCGCCATAAACTTGGCCTACCATCCCCTGTAGCTGGCCAACATAAGCTTTCTGCTGCTGCGCCAGCAGACCCTGCCGTATCATTGTCTGCTCGTACTCGCGGTCTTCCTCTTCCTTACGGCGGCGGTCTTCACCGTTGAGCAACTCTTCCATCACCTCTTCGTGGATTACACCCATGCGGATATCGCGTACCTTCGCAGCAAGTGCAGCCTTGTCAGCCTCGTTTCCGTAGGTGTTTATTGCGCTCATGTGGTTATACCACCGGTCATGGTACGACGGGTCTTTAAGCCTAAACTCCTCGGGGTGGCTCTCCATCCGTGCGAGTAATAGTTTCACTACCTCGTGTGGTTCATCCGCCATAGCTTGCTCCTATCTTGCTTTCACAGTTTAATGGTAATGTCGGTGCCCACTTGGGTCGCATGCGCATACACGCCTCGACAAACGCACGAGCCTTATCGGCTTCTTCTACGGGTGCGATAACACCCACGGCGTCGTGCACGGTCATAACTACGCGATACTTACGTGCGACCATGAGCATCTGCTCACCGATAATGATACGGGCCAAGGCTTGGCACACGTTCTCTATGAGCTTGCCGCCGTATATGTACGTAGGTAACGTAGCCCGTCCCTTCTTGACGTCGTAGACAAACTGTTCCCGACCTGGTGCGCGTGGACATAAGCGCTTCAAGAGCGACGTCACCCTGCTGCCACAGAAGTGGTATGCGTTCGAACTGGTCCCTGTACTTGTACACGATGCTAGCGCACTCTGACGACGACAGTGATACGCCCATGGTCTCCAGCTGCATCTTAAACTTAGCCGAACCCATACCATAGCCGCAGCCTAGAATGGTTGTCTTACCTATGAACCGCTCGGGATGCTCGTTTATCTCGTTTACTGGCTTGCCGTATATCTCCGACGCCATGATTTTGTACGGGTCGTACTGCATATCCATCTTCTCTACACCCGCTGCGACTTCCGCATTGTTCTTATCAAAGAACTCCACCAAGTCGTCTTGCCCAGCTAGCCACGCCAAGGTCCGCGCTTCGATTTGCGACGAGTCACAGTCGATAAACACATAGCCTTCCGGTGCCAGCATGGACTTCTTGAGCGGTGACTTGCGCGGTAGGTTCTGGAGGTTTACCTTGTCGTCGCCACCCCACCTGCCTGTGTGAGCTGCGTAGTAACGTAGTGGAACTGGTAATGGTCCCCGGTCAGCAATGTTGATGAACCGCTCGGTCCGTGTCTCCTCAAGCGTAGACTTCACACCCAGTCGCGCAGCTACTACCGCTTGCACTCGCGGGTTGGGATGCTCAAGCAGTGCCTTGAACCCCTCGTCACTCTTGGCAAAGGCGAATGCTTCCTTACCTGTCTTCGGGCTTACCTTCGTAGGTGGCACTACACCCATGTCACGTAGCAGCAAAGCTAGCTTGGGGTTGGACATCAGTGCGTCCTTGTCCGCCTCGACTGCTTTCATAAGCTCGGCTTTTTTGCTCCTCACATTAGACACGTGTTTTGTGAGGACTTGTTTGTCCAAGACCAGCACCGGCTCGGTAAACATCCTGATAGTAAGGTCAATCAGCCGAAGCTCGGACACGGGCATGAGTGGTGCCAATGCCTCAAACAACTTCTGCGTCAGCTCTACGTCGTTAATGCAGTAGTCGCCGTACCGCGCTAAGTCTTCGTCAGTGAAGTCCAGCCGCCGCTTGCCTAGCGCATTGATAACCTCGGTGCCCTTCTCACCCAGACCGTAACGTTCGACAGCTTTAGCTAGGCTGTTACCAGCATGGGGCCCGTCGATAGCACGAAGCATAGACAGGGTATCTGCGATGCGCTTGGGACGAATGTCATAACACCAGTTAAGGATAGCCATGTCGAACATGGCGTTATGAGCTACAGCTACGCTGTTAGCCCAGTCCCACTTATCCAGCCACCGCTTGGTCTGCGCCTTGGTCCCACTGAACCACTCGGTTGGTTCTTCGTTGCGCTTGACTGCAACGCCGATGGTCTCGAACTGCGGGTCACGGATATACTCCTCCGTTGTCATCTTAGACAGGCTAAACTTCTGGTCGTAGAACGTCTCAAAGTCGATATTCAGAATGTCCATTATCGTACCCTTGTTACGCGTATGGTGTTACCTTCGGAGCGGGTTATGAAGTACATCTTGGTCCTCTCGTTCCGGTTATGTGCAGCGCGACGTATTAAAGTCTTATCATGTGGAGTGGGGGTATCGAACACACGCGCCTCACCTACCTCCATAGTATGGAGGCCGTACTTGGACTTCCGCATGTTAGAACCTGATGTCATCTTCACTCCATTCATAAATATCCCAGCCGAAATTATCCTGCAGGAACTGTCTTAGTGTCATTTGCTTTCTTCCAACCGGCGCTTCTCAAAGAACTTGAGTAGTGCCTTAAGTAACTGCGCTGAACCTTCCTTTGCGTTAGCGTTCCACTTGCGTTCAGCATCGCTGTTCATGCCCGAATAGTGAGACGTTGGCTTTGCGTTCTCCGATAGCTTCACCTGCCGCACCGGTTCTGCCTTAGCTTTGTCCCTATTCACTTGGGCACGGAGGTGATTGACGCGCTTCACATCCACCCCATAGTAGGACGCAATATATTTATCGTCTGTTATGTACCCAATGGCACGGATGATATCTTGGTCGGCCTTGCCTCGGCCTGTAGTAACGGTCACGCCAACACCTCATTCACCCGCCCAATGTTCACATTAAACATGTTGGCTATCTCCTGCTGTGTAACCTCGGGGTCCGCTTCATAATGCGCACGTATGGCTTTGCGTAACTCTGGGGTCATAGGCTGGCTGCTTGCAGGGCGGCGACCGTTCGCAAAAACTTTTTTCTTATAGATGGTCAGCCCCCGCCGCGCTAATTCTTCCGGTATGCGACGGGCCAGCGTCTCGCCTACGCCGTTAATAGACTTAAGAACTTCAATATATTCCTCGTTCATCACTTCTGCTCCTTCATCTGGCGCACCAGTGCGCGCACCGTGTCCCAGTTTTCGTCATTAGCTACCACGGCTACGCCGTTACATCTGCGTATGGCTTCAATCTCACGCACCTGCAGGGCAGTTGGCTTGTTAGTCCCTGCCTTGACTTCGATAGCTAAGAAGTTACCGTTCACGCAGCACACGATGTCAGGCACACCACTACGGCCAAAGCCGTGGGTGGCGGGGAAGAAGTAATAAACTCCTTCCTCCTTCAACACCTTGACGATTTTATCTTTGACTTTTTTCTCTGGCGTTGACGCCATGTTGTTTGCTCCTTCTTATGAGCGTTTATCCCTCTCTGGGTCGTACGTCAACATAAAATTTTGGAGTGCCTCGCGCATAAGTATGTTGGGCCTACCCGCTTGCCTATATTGCTCCAGTAATTGCTTAGGTAAACGTATGCTTACCGCTACCATCTTGTCGTCACCCAGTGGTGGCCTACCTATCTGTGCCATTTATGCCTCCTGCTTAAGTAAAATATAAAACGTATCGGCTCCAGT